GATAATGCTGGTAGTGCCATTAGCTAAAAATGTTTCCTATACCACTAAAAGCATCTTTTACTCCACCAAAGCCTTGACCAAACTGACCGAGAGCGCCAAGTCCTGCAATACCTAAACCAAGTGCTTGAGCAAATGGACTAGTGCTAGGTTCTTGTATGTAAGAGATACCACCACTAGGTGTGCCTCGTAGTATATCACTAGCAAAACCAAGCCTTGTAAACGGCTCACGTTGTGCCATGAGTTGTTGTTGTCTTTGTGCTTCTAATTGTGCTTGGCCAAGTTGTTGTTGCATACCACCAACACCTAGAAGTGACTGTATATCTTGTTGTCCTAGTTGTTGACCAAGAGCGCCAAGTCCAGCTTGTACTCTACCAAGATTACCTAACTGTTGACCAGCCATTAATTGTCTTCTTTGTTGTGCTTCTTGTGCACCCATTGCAGCACGTTGTGCTTGTTGAAAATTTCGTGATAAGTCTTCAAATATTCTTCTTGATTTTATGTCTTGTAAATTACGATCTAGTTCTGCTTCTTGTACACCAAATCTAGAACCACCAAATACTCCTGCTCTTGTTGCTTGTCCTGCTAATCTATTTCTAGCTTGAGCTCCTTGTCTATCTAATTCTGCTAAAGCTTGTTGTGTAACATTCTGTTGATATGGGTCCATGAAAGCTTGTGCCTGTGATGGCTGAAAAGCTTGTGTTCCACCAATTAAACCAGCAACTCCTAAGTCTGCTGTTGACATTCCTTTCTGTAATGCAGGTTGAAATGCTCCTACATTTTGACTTGCTAAACCAAATGCTTGCTGTTGTTGAGGCGTGAACCCTGCAAATTGAAATGCTGGTATAGCTTGTGATATTCCTGCTCTACCAAACTTACGTAAGTTAAAATCAGCATCACTTTCACCAGCTCGTCTTGTTGCACTTGGGTCACCAAATACAGAAGCTAAAAGCTGTTCGGCTCTTTTTTCAATATACTCTGGTTGTCTTTGTATTTGAGTGGTTGTACTCATTATCTCTTGCCTCCGTATTTCTCTTGCAGACTATACAAGAATTTTGATCCTCTGTCTCTAGTATCTTGTTTACCTTTACCACCCATTGCTTGTCCTAATCCTCTGACTGTTCTTGCATTAACAACAAATTCTCCATCACTTAACATTGCAGGTATTTCATCACTAGTCTCGGTTCCTGGTCCTGCTATCTTACCATTTTTTCTTGGAAAGTTACCACCTTCAGATAAACCAATAATACCACCGTCTCTTCTATTAATTAGATTAGGACCATACTGTGAAAATGGAATCGTTGTTACAGGCATAGTAGTTGCTGCACCTAATTGTTTAAAGGGATCTACAGTTCCAAATACACCTGGCATCATCTCTGAATCTTTTTGCTCTTGCTCGCTACCCATTAAACCAGCAGTTCCTGCTAAAATAGCAGCACTTGTTAGTGGTCTTGCTTTTACAAATGCCGCAGCTTTTTTAATGGCATTTAATCCTTGAGGTGCTTTTACTGTTAGTTTACCAGCAGTTCCTGGTATCAATCCAGAACTTGCAGCTCCACCAGTTGTTCCTGTTCCTAATATAGGAGCTGTCCTACCTAACAAACCACTGAGACCTGCGCCTGGTGTCATGCCTAAAAATTTAGTAGCACCAAATCCTGCAGCTCCACCTAATAAAGCGTTACGCAAAGATTCTTGAGGACTTCTACCTCCTACTAAACTACCTATACCTGCACCTAAACCAGAGCCTAATGCTCCACCTAATGCTGGTCCACCATAAAGATATCCTAATCCAGCTCCTATTACAGGCGCTGCTTTTTGTACTAATTTCTTAGCGGACTTAAAAATCTTTTTTAGCATGTTCTCCTTTTGCAAATCATGATTGTTAAATAGTGCAAGGAGGCTGGCCTTGTGAAATAAGCCTAATTAATCGTATAATTATAGGCAAATTTCTAGTATTGTGCAACTACAAATGAGCTTCGATATTACAAAGGTTCCTATGGTCCGTGTAACGTGGTTAGACGCTCGTGATATGGAAACTGGTTGGTTGCCTATAAAAGACATAACTAATGCACCGTTAGCCGTGTGTCAAGAAGTAGGATACATGGTTGTAAACACTAAAGAAAAGGTTGTTGTTATGCGATCTTGGTGCACGGATAAAGATGATAATCATGGTGGTGGTGCGATAGCAATACCAAAAGGTTGGGTAACAAAGATAGAGTATTTGCACGTCGGTTATTCTGAGTCACACTAATTGTCAAGAAAACAATTTTAAAAAGTTCTGTTGATTTGAAATAAAATATGTTTACATTAGGTTCTCACCAAAATTAACAATCACAGGAGCAAATATGGAAAACGAAGACATAAATAAAGCCATTGCCTACCTTGCAGATAAGGTGAGCAAATATCATGAACGACTATTAGCTATGGAAAGGGACGTTGAAAGACATATCAAAGATTCAGAGCAACATTGTTGCGATGACTGTGATTGTAAGAACTAAAGTTCTCCTCCATCACCAAACACTTCAGGCATTTTAACGACACGTATGGTAACATCTTTGGCCTTTGATTCGGCCCAAGGTTTACCACAGTCGTTACAATTGCCAGTAGCTTTTTCTTCTTCATCAACTTCTGCTTTACAATTAGAACAATAAATTTTTACATAAACTTCTGGCTTTAATATTGGTATTTCCTTATCACCAACTTTTTCAGTACCGATTTGTTCGGCGTCTTGTACTTTTTTACCAATATTTTCTTCTGACATTATGTGATCTCCATTAAACTAACTAGTATTTTTACACCATTTCCTAATATTTTAACAGCATCTTGTTGCTCTAAAACAACAGGATGTGTAAGCACTTCTGTTTCTGCCCCATCTGCTAAACTATCTTTATATAATTCTATTTCTAGAGGTGAACTAGCATCATAATCTAGAACAGCTACCGTTGTCGTTACCGCACCACCTGTTTGATTAGACAATCTAATGCTTTTTACTATGGCTGTAGTTGGTAATACAGGTGGCACAGCACCTTCATTAGCTGTAGGCACCGTATAAACCGCTGTATTAGACCCTGTAGCAGTCTTAGAAAAACTTTTAAATTGATCAGCCAAGGAAGAAACTCCTTGCTGTAGATTCGTCTTTTATATCTTGTTGAAATCCAAAGTTTAATTGTTGTGTAATCTGTTCAAGCACACGAATTAGTGCATCAAATTGTGATGCTTCATATTCAGGTGTTGAATCTGGTAATCTAGTTGTTGCAATTTTAGCCATTATCTACCTCCATCTGGTTTTACATCTAGTCTAAGCGTACCATAACGCCAATTAGCACCTACATCGGTGCTTCGTATATCTACATTCGCCTGTCTACCTCTACCACGTAGATCAAATTTAGTAGTATTTGTTGTTATTGTTCTTGATATATCAGTTGCTGTTTGTGAAGGAAATGATTTAAAACCTAATTTTATTGTAGCATCTCCTACCTGATCTTTAAAATCTGGTATACCCCTGCTTACAGACAACATTTGCTGACCATCTTGTATGTCAAAATCACCTGATGTTATAAATGCAGTCATAGCTGAACCATCATCATCAAAACCTACTTCGTGTTCATAAAATGTTGAGGCACCCGCTGTTAAACCAATCACTGTTGGCGTCGTTGCAGTATTACTAGGAAAATATTTTGTTGCATAAGGTTGTTGATATACACCGTAATCAGACCAAGTGGTTCTTGCTAAGTTAGATGTGTACCAAGTTTTTTCTAAGTAATTATAGCTTACAGCTCTGTCTATTTGTGTAGAACCTGCCGAAGGATAAAACCATGTTATTTCATTAAATTCAGAATTAATACCTGCATATGTTTCTGCATAATTAGCAATACTAAAATCTTCAAACACATAATCTTGTACGCTACATGGTAATTTTTTAACTGTACCATCATAGAGATAGAAAGCATTCTGAGACATCCAATATGCTACACCGTTGATATCTACGGCTGAGTGCACACCAACAGCGCCACAGTTAGCACCTAATTGCACAAGTGAAAAAGTAAAAGGAGCCCCTACAAATTGTAGAGCATGCAGTGAATTATCTGTCCATACAAGAACAGCATTTCTAGATCTAACTGCAGCTACTATTTTTGACCCATCCTGTATACGAAAAGATCCTGCAGTATTTGTTGCCGTTGGTGTCCATGTTGTAAAGTCTTCTTGAGAAGAGAATCGTAAAAATAAATCATCTTGTGTAGTGCTATCTGCAATGGTTGTTTCTGTGCCAAATAAAAATATGTGTCTATCTGGCATTGACACTAAATTAAATCTTGAATTTGTAGGTGCTTGTGTAATGACAGTCGCTCTTGTATTTAATCCTGCAGATGTATCCCATCTAAATGTGCCACCTTTGTGTACAGTAGCAATTAAATCCTCACCAAAATTATCAAAGCTCCAGTTTCTACCATCTAGTGTAACTGTCGATGTTGATCTAGGCGTGTTCCATGTGCTTGTGTTCCATGTGCCAATACCCCAACCATAACCATATACAGAAGCATCTGGTCCTATACTTATTTGATAATTAATATTACCAGTTCCACCACCTCCAGATGTTGATCCAGAAGCATTACTAGTTTGTGTTACAACATAACTATTAGAGTTTGTAATAGATGTAATCTCAAACTCTGCATTCATATCAAGTCCATCTATTGCAGAAAAAGAATCAAAGGTTACAAAATCACCTATAGAAGCTTGGTGTCCAGTATCTGTTACAGTAACGTTATTAGTTCCATTGGTTGTAAAAGGGTTTGATATACTGCTTGTTGTTTTTCTAATAGGGGTAACATCAGCAATGGTACCCTCTGTGTATATATAAAATTTTCTATCTGTTCCGAGAGCCGTGTACCTTACACCGTCTAAAGATGTCCATGCATGAATATCTCTTGCGACTCCGATGATTGTATCATTAACAAGTTTCTGCCAACCACCCACTTTTTGTGGTAGACCATAATGAAATCTTACGTTGTCTGCATCTATCCAACGTCCTTCCGCACCGTATTCAGTGTTCTGTTTATCAATACCTGGTTTAAAATTTAATTTTGTTAAAGGCATTATATTCTCAAAAATCTAAATTCTACCAAACCATCGCCACCTGAACCACCAGGAGCGCCTTGCTCGGTTCCTCCACCGCCTCCACCTCCACCTTGAGAGCCAGAGCCACCAGTTTGCGCTGGTTCTGGAGCACCACCATTACCTGCAGCACCACCTGATCCTGCAGTTCCTGCTAAATTAACAAAAGATGCACCTCCTGCAGATCCTGCACCATTAGCATTATCGCCACTATATCGTACACCGTTTGTTCCATTTGTGCCATCACCTTGCTGATTAAACGAACCACGAGGTCCGCTTGTAAAAGTAGTAATATCAAGACCGTCTGTGGTTGTTCCAGTAGAAACTGGAGTTGCAAATCCTGTTCTAGTGCCGCCAACACCTGCTACTGAAGCAGGAGCTGATACTCTGCCACCTGTAGATACAGCGCCAGATCCGCCATTTAAAGTAAATATAGGCCCTGTTGTTGCACCAGATAAAGTTGTAGCACCACCTGTTGTGCCTTGTGTGTTAGTTGGTGGTTCACCTACACCGTTACCCCCTGTGCCACCAGCACCTATCTCAAAACTCAATATCTCACCACCAGTGACACTAAAAACCATATCCGATATAAATGCACCAGACGCACCTCCACCGCCACCATCTTCAAAGCCAGCTTGATCATAGTCTAAACCACCACCTCCACCG